ACTGATATTAAATCTACTTATGTTATTAATCATACTATGATGTTTAAAGGAGATTATGATACATTTGTAAAAATATATAATGATATGTATTCTGATGTTAGTCCGGATGAATATTATGATTCTATTACTAAAACTCTTTATATTAAAGATTTTATTAAAAAGACTAGTAAGTTTTCGTTTATTAAAGATGCTCCCGACAATGTTATAGATAAAGTCGATTAAGCAGGGATGCTCCCCCGTAAAGGAATGAAGCCATGCAAATAGTCTAAAAATTCTTCTGATTTTATTTGGTGGTTACTCCTTTATTATATATAATTGTGTCATTAACCTAAAATAGTAAAAGATATGATAGTATTAGAAAGTGAAACTAGAGATTATAAGCTATCTCTTCCAACTGATTTTAGTGAATTAAAACAGAAATGGTTTGATGATATGCTTGAAGGTGTTGTAGTTGCTCCTAATTATGTTATGGTTTGTCTTTGTTATCAAGATAGATTATTTAATATAATTAATGGCGCTACTAAATCTGAAGCTACTACAAATGTTGTTCCTATTGTTGTTAAGATAGGAGAGAATACAAAAACATTTGTTGGTGCTATGGATATTATTATTACTAATCCGTCTTGTATAGAACGTGCTAATCATTTCTATACTCCAAAGAATCAGATTAGTATTTCTAAAGTATATGATTATATTAAATCAGATAATAAATTATATAATACAATATTAAAAGGTGACGGCAGTGTCAAGCAAATAAAGAACGCCCGTCCCATTATGTTTGAGTTCAAAGTAATGCCATTAAATGATATTTATGGTACTACTGGACTTATTGCTAATAATGTCACTGCCTCACCTTTTATTATTCATAAAGAACTTGCTAATTAAATAAGTCATACGTTTCTTAGATTATTTAGGTATTAGTTGATGTTTGAGGTGTTTGAAGCCGGCTAGCTTGCTTTCTTCCTCTACGGGGGGACTTCGCTTAGTAATCGACTTGATTGTCTGAATTGCTAACATTGTTCCATTCCCTACGGGGGGTCGGCGCTGCTAGTCGGCTTAATTTTTTTAATATAACTGATTATGTATAAAAATGACTCTAAAGAAGTTCAAGATAGAATAAATAAATTCTATATGGCTGTAGCAGAGAATCGAAAAAGAAATAAAGAGATTGCTCGAAAATTTGCTGCTACTGGTGATATTCCTGATGCCGATTTAGATTATGTATTAATATATAAAGATGTTGATAATATAGTCGATGAAATTGAATTTGATAATATAGAAGATAAGGAAATTACTAGAGCTATTATTAATAGTCTTGAACATGAGGCTGCTAATCAGCTTAAAAAGAAGAACACTGTAAATATTCCTTATCTATGTAATCTTGGTATTGACCCAGTAATGGTATGTATTCAGCAACATTATAAAGACTTTTATAATGCTAAAAGAAGTAAAACTAAAGAAGAATATCAGACTTATGTTCGTGCTATAATTAATCAAGCTAGAGCAGAAGCTAAAGCTGTTGAAGTTCGTAAACGAATGTTTTCTCATTTTAAAGTTATTCATAAGAAAGAATATGAGAAAAAGAAACAGCTGATGGGTAAGGCTTATGCTGATTGTTGGATTAAGTTTATGTATTGTTTTCAAGCTATTGATTACAATGAAGAATTGAGTGATGCTATAATTGACTATTATGGACAAAATAAATCTTAATCAATTAGTAAGTGTTGATGAAACAGGTATGCCGATACCTCCGACACTTGAACAACTAATGGATAAAGCTATAAGACTTCTTTATACTCGTGACCATGATAAGAATAAAAAGACTTATATGGGCGAAGTCGGTCTTATATATCAGCTTGGAGACCCTAATAGTACAATGAAACAAGAAGGACTTACTGATGCTGAGATTATAAAGAAAAGTATTGAATTTTATGATTTACCTAAAGGTTATAGTCCGGATAATCTTGTTCTTACTATTGCTAAACGATATTATAATCAACGAATAACTCCAGCTGGTGTTGCTCTTGAAGCTCTGCAAAAAGCTATACATAATGAAACTATTTTGATTAGTAAAATTAATGATGAACTTAATGCTAGATTAAATAGTGATTTGTCAACAGAAGATATGAATATTGTTATTAATATGATGAAAAGTCTTAATGCAGAAGCTAAGAATATACCCGAATTAAGTAAAAGTATTAATGAAGCTATTGAGAATCTACAATACGAACGAGAAGCTAAATCGGCTCGTGGTGGTACTAGTGTTCTTAGTAGCATGATAGAAGAAGATTTGTAATATGGAAAACACTGATATTAGAATATTTTTTAATGAGCCGCTTCATAAATATACCGATAATTTAGGTAATGAATATATTTCTACTACTACTCTTCTTCATGCTTATCAGCCTAAATTTAATAAGGCTTATTGGTTAGAGAAGAAAGCTAATGAACTTGGTATTAGTAAAAAGACTCTTGAAAAGCAATGGCAAACTATTACTGATGAGGCTTGTGCAAGAGGTAGTAAAGTGCATGGTGGTCTTGAAGATGGTATTAAAGGAGCCTCTCAATTTGCTGGTGCTGTTAAATACTTATCGCAATATAAAGACGAGGGAGAAATGATAACGGTATATGATATACCGACTATGAATGCTGAATATAAACTTCTCGACATTAATGAATTTATTGATAGAACTAATAATAAATATAAACCTCTTTATGATATACTTAGAAAATATGTTGAACATGATTATAAACTTTATAGTGAAATAGGAGTTTTTCTTCATCGTCTTTTAATATCTGGATGTATTGATGTTCTTTGTCTTCGTCCAGATAGATTTCAAATATTAGATTGGAAGACTAATCGTGGTGGTTTACAATTTAATAGCGGTTATTATAAGAAAGATAAATCTGTTAAACCTGCTCAACAAACTAATATTTGGGTTGATAAAAAAGAAAGTCTTTTACCTCCTCTTGTTAATCTACCTAATTGTAATGGTAGTATTTATTCTATGCAATTAAGCACGTATGCGAGAATGGTAGAAGAAATACTTGGCATACCTTGTATTAATCTTTGTCTTTGTCATATTGATTGTGACTTTGAACTTAATGAATATGGTATGCCTAGAAGATTTGATGATGGTTTGTATCATATAAAAGATAATCCAGTTGAAAAACTTACGTTTTATAAAATACCTTATCTCAAGAATGAAGTGGAGAAAGTTTTTGAAGATAGGAAAAAGAGTTTAATTAATAGAAATGTAACTAATCAATTTAAACTTTTTAGAGACGAATGAAAGACCATTTAATATTTGTAATATTCTTTGGGATTGTTATATGCGGAATGATATTTGCCCATTGTTCCCCTCCTACGGGGGGACAGCCCATAGAAAAGATAGTATATGTTCCCGTTGAAGATTCTGTTGCTATTGGCGAGAATGTTGCGCTTCGTGAAATGTTAAGACGAACACAAGATAGTCTTAATGCTTTTAAAAATAGTATGAGTTCTGATGAATTTATTGCTAAATATAAACTTGAACGTATTAGACATTATACTAATATTGTAGATAAAAATCCCAAACAAATGAAATATTATAAAGGATGGATAAAGAGAGTATTAGAGTAATTGCTAAAAAAGATAACATTAGAGTTATAGAATGTGATTCTTTAAAATATAATCATAATGATAATTGTTATTATAAATATCATTATTATATTGTTCAAGTTTGTACTAGTTTTTGTTTTGGTTTATTATATAAATGGTGCGATATTCAAGTATGGATTGTTAGTGAATATTCTGATGCTGAATGGTGTTATAATGAAGCTATGGAATTGTTTAATATTATAACAAATAAATATGGCGTGTTTTGATTTATATTATCCAAAGCTGATGAAGTCAGAGGGTGGATATGTTTTTGATAAAGACGATTTAGGCGGTGAAACTTATAAAGGTATTAGCCGAAGATATAATGGTAATTGGGTAGGCTGGAAGAAGATTGATGAATATAAAAATAAATATCCTAATGATTTTAAAACTAAAATTGAAAATGATAAAGAATTAAATGATAGTTGTAAGCGTCTTTATAAAGAGTGTTATTGGGATATTTTTGATGCCGATGATTTTAATAGTCAAAGAGTTGCTGAAATTATAGTCGATACTTGTGTTAATTGCGGACAAGGTGCTGCTATTAGAATGGCATATAGAGTTCTTGGTCTTAAAGAATCTTCTAAATGGACTTTAGAACTACATAATAAATTAGTTGCAATAAAAGATTAACTTAAAGTCTGAATAGGTCATGAAGAAGTTGTTAATAATCAACATTGTTATAGCGTTAATAAATGTAGTTATCAGTTTGTCTGTTTTTATTCACTACCATGGAACTTCGAATGTCTCAGCTGATACGGTTATTAATAAAGTTCTGATTGATTCTATTCAGACTATTATTAATCGTAAAGATAGTGAAGTTGTTAATATAAAACAGAAAATAGAATATGAAAAGAGTATTAATGATAGTCTTAATGGGACTGATGCTGTTCTTCTCTTTGAGAGTTTGGTCACAGAATGATAGCTTATCCAATCATCGTCCTTTACGGGGGGACAGCGCAACAGTCACTGTTCCACTTAGTCTTATTAAGCAAGCTAATAATAAATTAATAGAACATAAATATTGTCCTATTATAATTGCTAATAAAGATAGTATTATAAGACTTGAACGTCTTAAATATGATATTGCTGATAGTTTATATAATGATAAATTACAATTAATGAATAAGAACATACAAGAACTAAACAATGATATAGCTCGCAGTAACAAACGAGCAAAGATTTGGGCTGGGAGTACAATTGGTATTCTCAGCCTTTTTGTTTTATATGTTTTAATTAAGTGATATGGCAGAAGAGAAGTATCCGTTCTTAGAGTTTCTGTTAGAAGATAAAAGTCATTATCCTCTTGCAAGAGAAATGGGTTATGTTGACCCATGGGATAATTTTAGAATTGGTGATAGTGGTGGATTTATAATGAATATAAAACCAGGAAAGTTTATTAATACTAATCTATTTACTGAAATGGCAAATAGATATATTGAGGATGGTACTTATACTCATTATAAAATTGATAGTGTTCCTTTTAGACAACTTCGTAAAAGAGAAACTAGACGTAGAGCTTATGGTATGGAAGCTCCATGTTGGCTTAATCCTGATGGAAGTGTTTCTGATGTGCATATAAGCGGTGACTATTATAACTTCTTGAATTATACCCGTATGAAGATGGTCGACGATGCGACTATTCAAGGTACTAATAAAGTTACTACTGCTGCTAAAATGTTTAGTTTTCCAAAAATGATTGATGCACAATATTGGACACATGCTTGTCTTGAGTTTGCTGAAAATAATGGTTTTCATATTATTATTGTTAAAACTAGACGAGGCGGTTTCTCGTATTTGATGGCTGCTCGAAGTGCTAATAGAGTTAATCTTCGTAAACATACTGTATTTATTAATGTTGCGGCAGATAGTAAATATCTTACTCAAAAAGGTGGTCTTACTGACTTTGCTACTAATAGTCTTAAATTTTATGAAGAAAGTGGATTATTTAGACGTGGTATTTTTAGTCCTACTATAACAGACTTTCGTTTAGGTTATCGTCTTAAGAATGGTGTTGAAGCTGATGATAGTTGGCAAAGTTCTCTTCTTAGCGTATCCGCTAATAACAATCCAGACTGTGCTATTGGTAAAGATGCTGTTGGAGTTAATGTTGAAGAATTGTCAACAATGCAGAACTTTGACGAATTTATGACAGTAACTGAACCTGCAATGACTGTTGGTGATATTACTACTGGTATGCTTTGTGCTTGGGGAACTGCTACCGCTACTAACATGCAAATATTTGAACAGAACTTTTATAATCCTAAAGCATTTAACTTTATGCCTTTTGAGAATGTTTGGGATAGAGATTCACGTAATGAAGTTTGTGGATTCTTTAAAAGTTTTGCTTGGGGTGTTGAAGGATTCTATAATGGAATAGCTGGAGTTGATAAATACGGTAATAGTAATCTAGAGATTGGTCTAGAAATAGCTAAACGTGGTCGTGAGCGTAAAAAAGAAACTGCTAAGTCTTATGCTGATTATCTTAATTATATTGGTCAGCGTGCTATATTTCCAGCTGAATCGTTTAGTAGTGCAACAGAGAATATATTTATAGGTGAAGAATTTAATAAATGGGAAGAACGTCTTCGTGTTGATAATAGTTTTAAATTTTATGTTGATGGTCAGACATTTTATAATAATGGTAGTGTAAGTTTTAAATCTAATCAACGTATTAAAAAAGAAGACGAAAACGCTAAAATATATGATTGGATTGTAGGTGTTCCTAGACGTAGTAATGAAGACCCTCATGGTTGTGTTAGAGTTTGGTTTCCGCCTGAATATGATGAATATTATGTTAATGATAGAAAAGTAAAAGAAATTCCTGCTGGTACTTATGTTGCTATATATGACCCTGTTGGTGTTAATAAAGAAAAGAAAGAAATTACTAGTAAGCATTCACATAATGCTATGTATGTATTTGAGATGCCTAATGAGCGAAATGGATATAAGATAAAATTATGTGCTGCTTATTTTGGTAGACCGGATAAACTCGAAGAAGCTGATTATGAGTTTTATAAATTGTGTATATGGTATAATTGTGTTGGTACTGGTATTGTTGAAGTAAATAGAGGTGAAACTGTTTCTAACTTTAAGAAATGGAAAGCATTAAGATATTTGGCTCATGAACCGCTATACGTATGGGATGCTAATATCCGTGAAAAAGTTGCTTCAACATACGGTTATGTTATTACTGAGGGTCAACGTAAATTAGATGCTCTTAGACTTTTTAAAGAATTTCTTTGGACAGAATGTGGAGTTGATGAAAATGGTAATAAACAATATAATTTTCATCGTATAGTTGATTATCAGAGTATATTAGAAATAAAGAAGTGGTCGGCAGAAGGAAATTATGATAGAGTTTCTGCATTGCTTCTTCTTGGTATCTATTGGAAAAGTGTTAATATAAAAGCCGAAAATGAAGTAAAGACGAGAAAACATTATTCCGAAATGGATGAACGTGATATTCTTCAAAGAGAATGGTATTGATAACAATTAAATAATATATAGTATGACAGATAATATATTTGGTGCAGTTGGACGTTTTGCTTTTCCTAAACAACGTGTTTCGGCAAGTGAACGTAATAAGCCTGAATGGTATGCTAATAGCATAGACTGGGTGATTAGTATGGGACAATCAATTAGAAGTGCTAAAGATAATGGAGATAAAGATATTGATGAACAATATCAAATTCTTCATGGTCAAATACCTATGGAGTTTTACAAAAAGACTTTAAATCCTTATAATAGTGTAGACCCTAAATATACTAGGTTTCCAGCTACTATGAGGAATTATGATATGATTAATGGTATTGTTCGTAGATACGTTGGTGAATACGAACGCAATCCTCATGATTTTATTGTAGGTGCTAACAATCCAGAAGTTGTAATGGCTCGTAATGCTGCTCTTGCGCAAGAACTTATGAGACTTGCTGAACAGCAAATTGCTGCTAAAATACAACAAGAATATGCTCAATATATTCAAGCTGGTAATCCGCCTGAACAATTTAATCCTCAAGAAGTTGTTGATATAGAACAATTCATTAAAGATTTTAATCAAAATTATATTGACGAAATTAGTGCACAAGCTGCTGAAATATTTAATGTTATTAAAGATGTTACTGATGATGTAGCTATTTATATGCGTGCATATTTTGAGTTTGTTACATTTGGCGAATGTTATACATATAGTGACGTTGTTGGTAACAAACTTGTTAAACGTGTTGTAAGTATTCGAGATGCTTATCCTGTTCCCAATGATAGTATGTTTGTTGAAGATTATGATATGTTTGCAGAACGTAGACGTATGACAGCTCAACAAATATATGATGAATTTAGTCAATATATGACTAAAGAACAACTTAGATTCTTAGATGATTATTATGCTAAAGATACATTAGGTGCTACTGGAGATAGTGGTCTTTTAACTTGGGCACAATTTAAGAATTATAACGCTGACCAATGTAACAAATTCAGTAAGGCTGAACGAGAATATTTTAAACCGGATTATATCATGGCTCGTGATATGAACAGTGGTATGTATGATGTTTGGCATGCTGTTTGGAGAGGAGAAGTTAAAGAAGGTGTTCTTACTTATCAAGAAAATGGTTTTATTCAAACTAGAGTTGTTCAAGAAGATTATGTAATGAATATCGAAGCTGGTGATATGTCTATTGATTGGTATTGGAGACCACAAGTATTCGAAGGTGTTCGTATTGGTAGTCGTTATAATTCTATTTATCCATATAAAGCTAGAGCTATTGCATTTGAACGCAATGGTAAACTTCCTTATAATGGACTTATGGAACTTCTTCCTGGTCTTGGAAGATTTAGTATATTAAGACTAGTATTGCCTTATCAAGTATTTGGTAATATAGTCGCTTATCATCGCGAAATGGCTATTGCAAAGAATAAACTTAATGTTCTTCTTATTGCTAAGTCATTACTTGGAAAGAAACCGGAAGATACTATTTATAAAATGGCTGCTGACGGAGTTCTTTATATAGATGATGAAGATGATGCTGGAATGTTAAGAGCACAACAAGTACGTGTACTTCAAAGTAATATTAACGATTATATTAATCAACTTACTCTTCTTATCGAAGCTAATCGTAATGAAGCTAAAGAAGTTGTCGATATGACACCACAGCGTTATGGTGAAATTGCTACTAGTGCTGGAAAAGGAACTACCGAAGAAGCTATTCTTCGTGGCTCAATGGGGTCTGTTATTGTAGAATTAGTATTCGATATGATGCGAGAAAGAGATTATAATCGTGATATGGATTATAGTAAACTTGCTTGGATTGATGGTCTTAATACTAGTTATAGAGATGCGGATGGTCAACTTAAATATTTATCATTAAATATTGATAATCATATTTATGCTGATTATGTAATCAAATGTAAACTTAGTGCTAAAGAAATGGAGAAACTCCAACAATATAAACAATTTGCATTTAGTGCTGCTCAAAATGGCGATATGAATATGGCAGCTATTGCTATTGATGGAGATTCTTCTAGTGTTATTCGTAAAGGTATTATTGAGTTCCAAAAGATTCGTGACCAGCATGAAGCTGATATGAAACAACTTGATGCTCAAAATGCACAAATGCTTCAACAATTTGAACTTGATAAGATTGCTGCTAAAGGCGAACAAGATAGACAGACTTTGGAACTTGAAAAGTATCTAGACGGACAAATAGAAATGATTCGTGCTAATGCTAATATTATGAGTTTCGATAATGGTTTGTCTGAACAGACTAAAGCCGAAGCAGAAGAACGAATGAATCAAGCTAATATTAGTCTTGAACAACAGAAACTTAATGTCGAAAGACAAAAAGTTGCTCTTGAAAATCAAGCTAAAAATAGAGAAATTGATGCTAAAATATTTGATAGCCAAATCAAACTTCAAGTTGCTAAACAGAATAAGAATAAATACGATGTTAAGAAATAGAGCTGCGCTTTACTTTTCTCATACTTTTAAGTTTTAGGTTAATGTTATGCTCGATGTTAGTAGTGATACTGATGTCGGGCTTTTTTGTGTCCTGGTCGATAAAAATGACGCATTCTTTTGCGTTGTGAGCGACTTTTGTCAAAAACGGATGGATTTATCTACTTTGATATAAAAATCGAATACAGGCAAAATCTGATAGGTCTATGGAGGTATCAGAGCATAAAATGTCGGCAGGACTGGCGCAATATGGCTTCGCCCTCTACGGGGGGTCAGCGTGTCAGACATTGTTGCTTTTAGATATGGTGAATATAATAATAATTGTAGAACTCAAAAATCTGCTTATATTATATATATAATAAGGAGTAACTATAAGGTTTACGTTTGTCTTATTAATCATAAAAAACAATAGAGTTATGCCGGAAATGAATTTTGGATATGACGGTGCTACTGAACCAATCAATCCGTCTGCGACTAATCCTAGTGGTGGTAATGATGATGGACTTATTGTTCCAGAACCAGAACTTATTGATGATGGTAACAAGCCTGTTAATACAACAGACCCACAACCTAAGCCCGAACCTCCTAAACCTACTGAACCTGTTAAACCTGCTGATAAGCCGGTAAGTTCCCCCGTAGGGAATGGAGATAATCAAGATGAATCAGCCGAATCTGAATATGAAGCTGGTACTATTATTGAGATTGGTGATGATAAATACACTGTTGATGACAAAGGTAATCTTGTTGATAAAGACGGTAATATTTTTAAAGAAGCTAAAGATGTTAAAGAGTTTATAGCTGGTTTTGAACAAACCAGTGATGCTGATGAACTTACTATGAAGAACATCTTAGCTAAAGTTGGTGTTGAAGTTGTTGATGAAAATGATAAACCTATTGAATTTGATGATACACCTGAAGGTGTTGCTGCTTATATCAATGGTGTTATTGAACAAAAACAAAACGAGTATGCTATTGCAGGCGTCAATAAGTTGATTGAGACTTATCCTTTTGTATCAGATGTTATTAATTATTATGTTGCTAATGGTGGTACTTTAGATGGTTTTAATCAAGTTAAAGACAGAAGTGGTATTACTATAAATGAGAGTAATGTAGCACAACAAGAAGCTATTATCCGTGAGTATCATAGAGAAAGTGGTCGTAAAGATAATGTTGATAAGTATATTCAATATCTTAAAGACAGTGGTCAACTTTACGATACTGCTAAAGATAATCTTCAAGCGATGGTCGATGCTGATAAAGCTGAACGTGAACGTATGGCTAAAGAAGCAGAAGAACAACGTAAAAAATATCAAGCTAAACAAGATGCTTATTGGAAAGCTATTAAAGAATCTATTGATAGTAAGAAGATTGCAGGTTATCAAATACCTGATACAATTATTCTTAATCGTGATGGTAAGAAGATTGCTGTTACTCCTAATGATTTCTTTAATTATCTTTATCTAGTTGATGAAGAAGGTAATAGTAAATACGTTAAAGATTTACAGGCTCTTTCTCCTGAAGCTAGACGCGATGATGAATTGCTTCGTGCGTATTTAATGTTTACTGGTGGTAGTTATGCCGACCTTGTTAATATGGCTATTAAAGAAAAAGAAGTTAAGACTTTGAAACTTAAAGCTATTGAAAATAATAAACGTGGTGTTAAGGTAACTCCTCCTGCTACTAGTACTCATACTAAACCTCAAGATTTTAATTTCGGTTATTAATCAATTAAATTTTTGAATTATGGCGATGTTTAGAATGAGAGAGATTGGTCAAACACGTTATGAGGATAGAGGTTATTCTAATGAAGAATCTATTGCTTATTTACAGCTGACCAAACCTGTTGAAATTAACTCTTTCCTTACCTATAATTATGGTATGGATGATGACCGTTTTCCATTGTCTTTTATGACAGAAGGTCAAGGTAGTGTTGGTGTTGTTGACATTGATACTGTTGAATGGACTTGGAAGACTATGGGTCGTATGAAATTTACAGACTTTATTACTTATTGTAACACAACTGGTGATAGAGTTGGTCTTGGAGGTGCTGAATTTGAGATTCACACTAGCACTCATTGGTTTATTGAACAACATACTCTGATTGGTCCTGATGGTAAGACTCAGCTTCGTATTCAGAAAGACCTTGGAGAAACTGCTTATGGTTATGGTTATCTTGTTAAGATGATTAATCCTGACCCAGATGCTTATGTTGATTCTGAACTTCTGCAAAAAGGTAAGTATTGGAGCTTAGGTGCTTCTTTGGTTTCTGAATCTTATTCTAAAGGTAATCGTTCTAATACGATGGGACCTGGTAAGATGAAGTCTCAACTTGAGTTTTATCGTTATAGTAAAGAAATTGCTGGTAATCTAGCTAATGTTGTTACTGAATACGAGTTTAAACAAGGTGAAAATGGCGGTACTTCTCGTTTGTGGATTAACGAAGAAATGCGTCAGTTTAATATTCAGAATCGTGTTAAAGAAGAAGAACGTCTTTGGGCTGCTGAATATAACAGAATGCCGGATGGTAGTATTCGTTTGAGTGACCGTGATAATGGTAAGCCTATTCCGACTACTGCTGGTATGTTGCAGATTTGTCGTGAATCTAACTATGATACTTATGGTGAGATTCTTCCTTTAGCTAAGATTAAGAGAACTATTGGTGACGTTCTTGAACGTGATACCGATGATTCTAAGATGTACATTGTTCTTATGGGCGGTAAAGGTTTCTTGGAAGATTTTGATGAAGCTATGAAAGCTGATGCTAAAGAGAATGGTTTCCTTACTCCGCTTGGTGAAAAAGAAATTCAAGGTGCTGGCGATAACTTAACTTATGGTGCTTATTTCCGTACTTATAAAACAGTTGAAGGTCATACTGTTGTAGCTAAGCATTGTTCTTATTTTGATAAAGGTACTATTGCAGAAGCTGCTAAACAGAATAATTATTTACATCCTAGAACTGGTTATCCTATGCCTTCTCATAGTGCTTGCTTTATTGACTTCTCGTCTTATAATGGACATCAGAATGTACGTAAAGTTCGTCAGAAAGGTCAGATTTGGAAAGCTAAAGTTCTCAAAGGTATGACTGATATTCCTGCTTCTTGGGGTGTTCCTGATAGTAATTATATCGCTACCGATATTGATATGAGCCGTTATGAAATCAAAGGTTCTCGTGGTTTGCAAGTTGATAACTCCACGAAGATGTTTATGCTCGAATGCGTTCTTTAAATAATTGATATTTATGCCAGAATTTGCGAATAGTAAACCAGCTGATAAAGGTGATGAAAAACCTGCTGGTACAGATAGAACTTATGCCGAAAAGAGGCACGAAGATTTGACTAAGCCGTTTGTATTAAAGCGTAAGATAACTATTATGCCTATTAATAATAGGTCTTTATATAGACAGGTGAATGATAAAGTAATGCCAAAGAAAGTTGAATATATTGGAAGTAGTGTTAGAAGTTCTCAGATTCTTGCTTCTAATACAGGCGAGGTAAATGCTTATTTTCCGAAACTTCTTGGTATTAGTGCTAATAATGAGAATTTTATTACTAGGCTTAAACAATATCTGAATAATATTCAAGTTAGAGTTGATGCTCTAGGTGTTCAGTTTGATGCTTCTTTCAGATTTAAAACTCGTGCTGAGTATATTGCTTATAACGAGGAATTAAAGAATATTGAAGAAACGTATAACAATATGCCTAAAGGAACTGATAAAGACAAGAAAGCGGCTATTAATTATAAAGTAGAAGCTATTAATACTCTTGAATCAGAACTTTATAATGTTGGCGAACCTGTTAATCTTGCTGAGTATATTATGTATCGGCATTGTCTTTTGTATAGTGCTGTTGCTAAAGATACTTCTTTGATTAACGGTAATCCTAATATACGCTTCTATTTCAAAGATGAAAATAAAGAAGCTACACTTCAAGCTAAACATAGACAAGAAGTCAATACTGCTAAGCGTAATTATATTACTATTATTGGTGATGACGACTTGTTCCGTGCGGTCTATGTTCAATATTGTGTACAACGGAATATGCCTATTGTTCCTGCTTTGGCTGATGAGCGTATTAACCAAGAAACTCAACTTGATAGATTTAGTGTACAAGAGCCTGAGAAATTCAATAAGATTTGCAATGACAAAGACGTTAAAGTTAAGTCTGATATCGAATTGTTGATTGCTCGTGGTGAACTGATTAGAAGTCAGTATAATCAAAACATTACTACTGCTACTGGTGAGTTTGTTGGCGCTAATATGAAAGAAGCTATTGCTTGGTACAAGAATCCCGAAAATGAGAATATAATTGCTGCTTTCAGAAACAAAATTAAGTTTGCATAAGAGATGAACATAACGGAGATGCACATAATGTTTCGAGAACTCGGACAGCAAATGGGAATGCAGACTACAAGAGCTATTTATCCCGAAGATATTGATATAGCTTTGAACACTGCTATTAATGAAAAGATACGTAGTGTTATGGATGAGAATCTTGGTGTTGTTGCAGTTACTGATAGAGTGTTGTCCAACGGTCTAGGTATTAGTTCCATTAATGCTCTCCGAACTCTTTATACAACAGATACTATTTCTAATGCTGATATTACAGGTGATGGCACAGGTGTTAGTCCTTATAGTTTTGATATAGCTAACGAAAACATTTTTGTTATCCTTGGTTTTCAAGTCAGTTATGATAATAATCGTATTTATGATGCGAGAATTATTGAACATGATAAGCTAGGTCAAACTATTAATGATTTTTGTAATCGACCAACTCGCGATGCTCCTATAATAATTACTTACGGAGATGTAGATAATATACATTGTGAAGTTTATACAGGAGTTGTAACTCCTACTAAACCTAATAATGTTAAATATTTATTTATTCGTATGCCGGCTATTGTCAGATATGACGAAGAAGCTCCCGATAATAATGTCGATTGTGATTTGCCTACATATCTTCATAAAGAAATTGTATTAGATGCTGTTAGAATTTATGTCGGTTCTGTCGGTGCTATTCCTAATGATAATCGACGAACCGTTAATACTAATACTAATCCAAACAATTAAATTAAATCCTTATGAGAAAGTTTATTTTAGGAGCCAATGTAGCGTATCCCAGTGCTATTGACGCTATTAACGCTGGAGCTGTTGGTTTTGTAGGTTTGGCAGATGATGGTACAAGAACTTTGATTACTGCTGATAATGCAGCTGAGTACATCAAAAAGCCAATTAACATTGTAACTGTTACTAGTTATGAAGGGACTAAAGAAATGCTTACTCCTTTTATTGCTAATCGTTTCAGTTATGTAAAGAGTGTTTATAGTGCTGCAACTAAGTTTGAAGCTACTCTTACTATTCCTAAAGCCGCACCTTTTATCGACTACACTATTATTGTGGCTCGTAAAGGTGAGTTGTTTAACTATCGTAATAAATGGACTAGTACAGTTCATAGCAATGCTACTGATACTGTTGATAGTATTGCTGAAAAGCTGGTTAAACATATCAATGCTAATACGGTTGGAAGCGGAATGACTGCTGTTAATGCAAGTGGTAAGATTACATTTACTGCTGAAAAAGCTGGAGTTGATTATGAAATTATTCCTGCTGATGCTATTTATACAGTTGCAGTAACTGTTACAACTCGTGGAAATGCTGCTCAGAATGACACTGCTGCCATTAAAGATATGATGATGAAAGCTGCTGCTGATGCTGGATTTGAATATACTTATAATGAATTTGAAGGTATTTATCCTGCTCTTGGTGGTGACTTGTTATCTTGGGTATCTAATGCCGGTGGTTATACTGTTTATACTTTGAAATTCACAGAACCTAGAATGGTTGGTACTCGTAATGATTATGTAAATCAGATTGTTCAGATTGCATATCCTACAGGTGCTGCTGCAATTTCTACTATGGATAGTATTCTTGCTGCATTTGCTGGTGAAGAATAATTCTTTGTTTCCATAATTTTTGACATAGCGTTGGTTGTTTAAGGCGTGGTAGTGATAATTTTATTGCTGCTACGCCTTTTTCGCTTATTAGTCCTAATGAATGTAGACGAATGGGTTACACAAGTAATTAAGACGGGTGACATTTTCGTAATTGGAATTGTTGCTTTAATGCTTGTGATATATTTCTTCATACAGAGATATTTTGATTATAATAAACATAAAAACGAATTAGTTGTAAGCAAAGAACTCACAGATACTCTCGGCAATATACTTTCATCTATTAAAGATGTTAGTGCTTCGATGAGTTCTATAAGTGCTTTCTTAACTAGATTTACAGATAGCATAATTAATAAAGACAAAGATAAATGTCGTATTGCTATCCAACTTTCTTTTAGTAGTCTAGAAAAAGAACTATTTTTATTTGGTCGTGAAACTATAATCGCTAATAATATTGATAAGAAAAAAGAATATATTCTTACCGCTATTAGTAAGATAGTCAATGCTCAATATTATGAACTATATAGTTATTTATCTTATTTTGAGATTAATAATCATAGAGTTTCATATTTGCTTAAAGAAGACTGGAAACGTGAGCTGGAGCAAACAATGACTGAAATTATATTCGATACAAATCTAGATAGTGTTAATCGTATTAATGTATTGGAAACTCGTCTTAGTGCTCAAATAGACGATTATACTACTTATACACATAATAAAACTTTCAATGAGTAATAAAGATTTTATAAGCGAAGAATTAGCTAAGACAATACAAGACATGCAAATAACTATGGCAACAGAAGTTGCCGAAAAAGTTGAAGAAGGATTTGTTCCTACTGAAGAAGATAGTTGTCGTCTTGGAATTATTAGTATTCTAATTCATGCTACTGATAATGTTAGTTTATATACTGATAGTCAATGGCAATCAATACAAAACTTATATAATAATTTAATAAATGGCTAATACAACTACTATTGAACCCGAATATGTCTATATGACTATTCCTGCTGATTATGTTTGTACATATAACAAAATACTAGTTCTGCTTGCTAAATTTGGAGTTGATATGCTTCAATCTTGTCAAGCTGCTTGTACAAAACGTAATAAAAATATTATTGATTGTTTTAATATGTTTAATGCTGCTGTTGCTGCTAGAAAGCTAGGACAAGATAAACTAGCTGAAACTATTATGAAGTATATAAATGCGCAACTTAAAATACTTAATGATAATACTGAAATAACTCCTAATATTATATTTCCGGTTGATGAAAACGGATATATCAAAGCTGTTGTTAGTTGTGGCGAAAATCCAACATTTACTGTTGATGCTGAAAGTGGTGAACTTTGGCAGCAAAGTCAGACTAATGATTTAAGTGGAGATTTTATGTTAGATTCAACAGATACTGCTAGTGAATAAATGAAGCTCCCCCGTAGAGGAATGAGGATGTTTAGCTGGTCTTAAATGGCTTCCACCTCCTACGGGGGGACTTCCCCAATAATCGTCAAAACCTTTTAATTGTAAATATGAAAACCATAGAAGAATATCTTGGAAAAGTTTCTATTACTTGTAATGGTAAATTTGATTCTCAAAAAGAATATGATAGACTTTGTTTAGTATATGATAATTATAAAGCAAGTTATCTATCTAAACAAGCTGTACCAAAAGGTAGTAGTTTAACTGATGAAACATATTGGCAACCGTTTAGTACTTTAAACGAAGCTATTGTTCTTGATTATGAAGAATTTCAGACTGAAATACTTCAAAAGATTGCAGATTTACAAACTGCTCTTAATAGTGCTCGTATTACAGTTGCTACACTATCTGCTCGTGATTCTTTGACGTTAGAACAAGTTGCTCCTGGTGCTGAGGTTTATGTCTTAGAAAATAAAATGACTTATATTCTTGATGCTATTGATACTCAAAATCATAAGTCATGGCATTTGGAAAATGAAGGTAATGTTGATGCTGAAAAGAAAGATGCTCCTGATGAATATCCTAGTACTTTACCTTTGTATCAACTTAATAAGCTGGACGAATCTACATTAGCTAGATTTGATATATTTCCGTTATCAGTGCTGCAAGCAATCTTCGATACTAATGGTGCTCGTCTTGATAATATCCTTGCTCAATTTAACTATTTATTTTTGGATTACAAAGGAACTGCCGTTGATACCCGTGTTCAAGTTCCACAACGCTGGCGTCGTAAATCTCTTGTTATTTGTTATCGTGATTATAATAACAATGTACACATAGAGATGTATAATGATATTTATACTGATGATGCTAACTTTAAAATGGATAGTCGTTGGGTCGGTCTTGCTGATTATCTTGTTGCAACTATTGATACTATCTTTGGTAATCTTGACCAACATCAACAAGTTAAGAATGCACTGACTACAGTTGTTCGTAATTATCTCGATTGTTGGTTAACAAACAATATTGCCGATTATATTAATACTTGGACAGATGACCATTTTAAGACTTACTTTGATGCTTGGATTTTAGCTAACGCTAAGACTTATTTTGATAATTGGCTTGAACAAAATTTTAGTAATTACTTTACAGTTTGGGCTGATGATAATCTTCAAGATTATGTTGATGCTTGGCTTGAGGCTAATGGTAAGAATATCTTGACCGATTGGCTTAATTCTAACGCATCTTCGATTCTGAACCAGTATTTAGACCAGCACGCAAATGATATGGTCACAGAATGGCTAGGAACGCACGCAAATGGGCTGATTTCGGCATGGTTGGCTGACAATGCAGAATCGGTTATTCAAGCCTATTTGACCGAGAACGCAGAAGGTGTTATTACGCAATGGCTTTGTGATAATTATACAACTTATTTTGATACTTGGTTTGCTAATAATGCTGAAACTATTATTGGTAATTGGCTTCTTAATAATGCTGACCAATATATTAAGAACTATATGACCGAAAATGCTAAAGGTGTAATCGTTGAATGGCTGCAAGATAATATGCACTATGTTCTTAACGATTGGATGAAAGGTCATATTCGCGACTTGCTTAATACTTGGTTAACCAATAATAGTCCTGCTATTATTAAAGAATGGCTTGATGAGCATGGTGCTGATTATTTCCAAAAATGGGTTGAAGAACATGGCGAAGAATTTATTACTAAATGGTTGACTGAAAATAGTCAAACTTATTTTGATAAATGGCTTGGCGAAAATGGTGTTGGTATTATTAATGCTTGGATTCAAAACAATGCTGCTTTACAATTTGAATGTTGGCTTAATAATCATGCTGGTAAATTAGTTAATTGTTGGATGTATAATTTCGGTCGAGATTATATTAAAACTTGGCTTGAAAATAATAGTACAGAAACGATTAACAATTGGCTTGAAGATAGAGGTGATACAATTATTGAAAATTGGGTAGCTGAACACGCTAAAGATATACTTGATAATTGGATTCGCGATAATGGTACTACTATTATTTCTAATTGGCTTACTGCAAATGGTGACAGAATATTCCAAGAATGGTTGACAGCCAATGGCGAAACTATTATTAATGATTATCTTGCTGAACATTTAGGTGATATTCAAGAATTAGTTAATAATTGGATTAATCAAAATGCTGAAAATCTGATTAATAATTGGTTGACAGAAACAGCTGGTACTAAAATAGATGAATGGCTTACTGTTAATGGCGATAGTAAAATTGAAGAATATGTTAACAAATATCTTCAAGACCATATTGGAGATATAGGCGGTGGAGAACTTAATCAATGGCTTGAAGATAATGGTAGAACTATTATTGAGAATTGGCTTAATGAACAAGATTTAACAACACTTGTTGGCGATGCTGTTTCTAATTATTTTGAAGGAGATGACTTTAGTCAAAAACTTAATGATGCTATAACACAAGTAGTTAAAGATTATTTAACTGAACATCTTAATGGATTACTTGGTGAATACTTCCAAGATATTCAAGATACTATTACTAATAGTGAACGTGTTGTTGCTAATGCGTTGTCAAGACATGAAGAAGATATATTAAATATTAAAGAATAACTATGGCAGAAGTTGTAATACCCGAAATCAAACACGAATATATACGTCAAGTAGATACTGAAACTACTAAAAATGATTGGTTTGATGAGTGTATTGCAGATAATAAAGAGGCTACTTGGGCTGGTATTGGCACGTCAGAAAATGATAGTCAATATCAGCCTGCTCCTAGTGTAGAGCCTGATTATTATATGCAATATTGTTCTAGTGATGATTATGATTATCTTAAAGATTATAGACTTATTTGGGGATATGGTATTGGTATTATAGAACAAGATGTCATTTGCTCGCTCTCTACGGGGGAACATCTTGCAGAAGGTAAAGACACTTGTGATACTTATGCTACTGAAAATGCTGCTGGTCAAGATACCGATTGGAAACGTGGTACTTGGATTAAATTTAGTGGTAATAGAAATGTAAGTCCTACTCGTATTGGAGAAGTTATATTGCCCGAAAGAGTTATTAGCCTTAAAGATTTATGTACTGCTCTACAATTAAATAATGATTGTCATTTTGTTTTTCCTATTACAAATTTTGATGATATTACAAATACTACTGTTCTTAATACAAGTAACATGTGTGGGCAAAATAATCACATAATAATTGATATTAATAGTGAAGTTAGTTTTAATATGACAACTTTGAATTGTAGTTATATGTTTGCTAATGCTACAATAGGAGAAGATATAACTGATAGATTAGGTTTTATTGAATCTCTTACCCAAGCTATAGATTTTAATCATTGTTTTTATAAAACTAAGTTTAGTAATACTTTTGAGCATATAGATTGTAGTAATGTATTGCCAAGTGCTAATGTCGAAAGTATGTTTGAAGAAAGTAACTTTAATAATGCTGTTGGTACTATATCATATAATGGACCTGTTGGTAAAGCTACATTTAAGAATTGTATAGGTGTTATTGATTTTACTAGTACATTTAATTTACAATCTGATGTAGAAAGTGCTTTTGAAGGAACTACAATTATTAATACAGGTAGTAGAGATGAAACTAATCCAGAAAATGATGATTTAATAAATTGGAATAGTATTGATTTTAGTAAAGTTACTAATGCTAAACGAATGTTTTATGATATTACTTGTAAAAATAGTAATGAAATGTTTTTAGATTTAAGTACCGTTGTTGAACACGAAAATGGTTCTTTTGATAATTTTATATATAGTATAAATTATATAAAACTTAATCTT